GGTTGCGGCTAACGCTATTACTGATGCAAAGCTTTCTAGTAGTCCTACTGTGGATGCAAGCAGGGCGGTTACTACCAATCATATTAAAGATTTAGCGGTAACTGATGCTAAATTAAGTGTAATCGCTGGACTCACGGCTGGTACTTACGGCTCGGCTACGGCTATTCCTGTGTTTGGGGTTAACACGGCTGGAAGGGTTACGTCAGCCTCTACCCAAAATATAACCATACCATCTCAAAAACTTGTTAATATATGGAGTACTACTTTTACCTCTGGTCTTACTTTAAGCGGCTATTCTTGGGTAAACGTTCTTTCTCAAGCAGTTACTCTGCAAAGTGCATCAAATAGAGTTTTAATATCTGGGATGGTATCTGGGTCTGGATACCAATATCAAATGGGAGTGCGGTTAGTAGTTGTTAATGCTGGTGCTCCTAGTGGTGTAGAATTTGGAAGCGGGAATTTAACTGGGAACAGAGTTCGTATGCACTCATATTTAAACAACTATGAAGCAAATGCAGCGGCAGTTCAAGGATACCAACAATACGGAATGCCTTTAAACTTTTTGCACACTCCTGGTTATATTACCAATACTTATTATGTTCAAGCTACTGCTTACTCTGGTGCGAACGCTTCTGTAAATAGAAGTTGGAATTGGCAAGAATGAGGTGCGTCTGGTTACGATGGATGCCCTGTTTCAACTCTTACATTAATGGAGGTTACGCCGTGAGCCATCATCCAACAATAGACATAACTAAATCAATTTTGTACTGCTGTCCTACAGCGTCTTTCGCTGTCTACGATAATGATTACGAACAAGTAGTTTGGAACAGCGAGGGAGCTAAACCTTCTTTACAAGAAATAGAAGCTGTGTGGAAAATTATTAAAAAAGATGTTGAATTTGTAAATGTTAGGTCAAAAAGAACAGCACTTTTACTTGAAAGTGATTACACTCAACTTCCAGATTACAACAAAAGCGATAAAGAAGCTTGGGCTAAATACAGACAGGAACTTAAGGACTTACCAAATAAATTTTCTTCAGTTGAAGAAGTTGTTTGGCCTACGAAACCTAGTTAAGGAGTTATATGGCTACAATCAAACCAGATGTCAAAATGTTGGCAACCAGCGTTGTCCAACGTTTATTAAACGCAGTCACAGGGGTCACAAACGTAGCTGTGGGAGCAAATGCTTTAGCCAATACAGCAACTTCTAACAATATTGCTATTGGAGATAATACCCTGCCTTTAAATGGTGCTGGAAGCGAGAATATTGCTATCGGGGCTAACGCTTGTAAAGGTGGGGCAAGTATTATTTCTAATTCTGCCTCTCGTTTAGTTGCAGTAGGGGTAAACGCTCTCCGAGATGTAACTACTGGGGTAGAAAGTACGGCGGTGGGTCATTCTTCGGCTTTAAGTATTACTACTGGACTTTCCAATTCGTCTTTAGGGTTTGAGTCCCTAGCTGGCAATCTTACAGGTTCTTACAATGTCGCCATTGGAGCACAAGCTCTAAAGAACCCTCAATCTGGTGATTTTAATACAGGAGTTGGGGTACAAGCCCTAGAAAACTCGTCTGGTGGGGCAAATGCCGCTTTAGGAGCGGGTGCGTTGCGGAATAATACAAGCGGAGCAAATAACACAGGCATCGGACTAACTGCTCTATTCAACAATGGTGGCGGGAACGGAAACACGGCTGTAGGACACGGCTCTGGGACAAATATCAACGGAGGAAGCGGGAACGTTCTTTTAGGTGCTAGTTCAAATGTAAATGGGGCTGGTAGAAATTATTGTGTGTGTATTGGTACAGGAGCCACCTCGCCAGCCATTAACGGAACCCTAGCTATCGGTGGTACTGGCGGGGATGCTATGACAGGATTAACTATTGGGTCGAATGGTACAGGAGCTACTACTTATCTTCGAGTCTGGTTGAATGGTGTTGAACACAGAATAGCGGCGGTTGCGGCGTAAGTATATGACGGAAGAAATTCACCGCTCGTTGGGTCGTTTAGAAGGCAAGATTGATCACGTTTTAAATAACCAATCTGAATTTAAAGACACTTTTCAAAAGCACGATGAACGCCTTCGTCACTTAGAAAGCTGGCATTATCGTACTCTTGGGATTATTGCCGCTGTTACATTCTTTTTCAGCCTTACTTGGGAATGGGTTAAAGAAACCTTTTTGAAACCCCAATGAGTGTTACTGAAAACAAACACGCTTTGGAAGAGCTTCACTCTGTTGTTGCAGACGAGCTTTTGGCTCGAATCAAGAGCGGGGACGCTAAACCAGCAGACCTAGCCGTAGCTGTTAAATTTTTAAAAGATAATGGGGTGGATGCGTTGGCTAACAACGATTCGCCTTTAAAAAGGCTTGCACAAGTCTTGCCATTTGCTGATAATGAACTAAACCTAAACTAAAGGACAACAACAATGCCACGAGAAACTAAAAGAGAAGGTAGACAGAACACTACCACTACACAGACTTTAGCTTCACCAGCTACAGTAGGGTATGGAAATAAAACTAAAGTAACCCAGCTTGGGAGAGTGTGGGATGGGGGTGGTGGCTCAGATGGAGCCGCTAACTCCCAAGTTGGGCAGTATTATGAGTATGCTCGACAAGGGGGACAGCAAACCGATAACGCTTGGAATGATTATTGGAGGGCTGGCTCTGACGTTTACGGCAAGCGTACTGAGCGTCTTTTGGAACAAAAAACTGCTCCAAAGGGGCCAAGACGCTTAACTTTGATGATTGATAAAGACCAATCTAAAGAAGGTAAAGCAGACTTACTTTCTGAAGACACACCCCAACTTACAGCAGAAGACATCTTAAAAACTCGTTTGGCATTACTTAAGCGAAGAGGGCGTATTGCGATGCCTTCTTCTAACGCTGGTGAGGGAGACGAACCAACAATTAACATAAGCTCTGGCGGTACGATGGGGCTTAACTTCGCTTAAGGAGATTTATGGCTGACACACGCATAACTAGTAGACAAGGAAGGATGCCTGGTAATAAGACTATAGTTTCGTCAACACCAGGCCAAGCCGCAGTAGGAAACTCCATTAAAGTTACTGAAAAGGATATGGGTAGACTTACAGAGGGAGGAATTGGTAACGCAAAAACTTGGGGCGGTCTTCCGATTACAGGATTAGAGCAACCTAAAACTTATTATGTGAAGGGGCAAGGATGGAAAACAGAATATCCTAGAAATGTAGATACAGCTAACTATTTAGGAACCTATATTCAAGGAAGGCAAATTGGAAGAGATAGTTATGGAACACAGGTAACTAGAGAAATTGTTGAAGGAAGGCAAGCTGTTGCTCCCGAGCTACGTTATCGAAGGCAAAGTCTTCAAATTGACAAAAATAAAGAGGGTAAGCAAGACCTTGTTGAAGATACTAATCAACCTGTTCAAGCCGAAGATGTTCTAAAAAGGCGTTTAGCTATGATTCGTATGAAAGGTCGTGCATCTATGCCATCAAATCAAGGGGCAAGTAAAGACGAGCCTACTGTTAACATAAGCTCTGGCGGTGCAATAGGTCTTAACTTCGCTTAAAATGGATGACGACCTTAACGAATTTGCACAATGGAGCGAAGAGGAAATTCTAAACGAATTGCGGTATCTTCTCGCTGAAGATTTTATTAAGCTTGTGGAGCGTGACGGAGAGTATTACGTTGTAATTAACGAAGATGCTGAAGACTTATGAGAGATTACGACAAAGAATACCGAGAATATCACAGCAAGCCCGATCAAGTTAAGAACAGGGCGATGCGTAACGCCGCCAGACGGCTTATGATTAAAAAACACGGCAAAGAAGCCTTAAAAGGCAAGGATGTTGACCATTCGGACGGCAACCCAAGGAATAACGGAAGGTCAAACTTAAAGATTACTTCAGTAAGCTACAACAGAGCTAAAAAATAATGAAATACCATAAATTTGGGAAGTGGAAGACCGCTCCTTATGGTAAAAAGCTAACTAAAGAGCAAGAAGAGGCCATAATTGCTCGGTACGATTGGGATTACGCTATAAAAGCCATAAAAAACGGACGCAAAAGAGCTAAAAAACGTTGAAACACCAATACGAACTAAAAATCTACAACGGACGAGTCAAAGTTTATGTAGATGGGTTCGTAATGTTTACTTTTAATCAGATTGACTTCAAGGGCTACTACGCCTACAAAGATGACACTAGCTTATACGGCATTGACATTTACTTAATTGAAAGCTCTGGGGGGAGCGGAGGCTCTGAAATTATGGACGTTTACTTTAAAACCAAAGAAAACTGGCTTGGGGTACTCAGTCTGCTAGATAAGCACCTTTAAGTAGGACGCAAAAATGAATACAGACCCCCGCCTAAAGGATTTTCGTAATTTTTTGTATATCGTATGGAAACACTTAAACCTACCAGACCCTACTTTAATCCAATACGATATCGCTAATAAAATTCAAAATGGCCCAAAACGGCAAGTTGTTGAAGCGTTCCGAGGGGTAGGTAAAAGCTGGATCACGTCAGCCTTTGTAGTTCACCAGTTGCTCTTAGACCCTAGCCTAAACTTCTTGGTGGTGTCGGCCAGTAAAAACCGAGCAGACGATTTTTCAACATTCACACTACGCCTTATCCAAGAAATCCCTGTTCTTCAGCACCTTATCCCTAAAGAGACACAGCGTAGCTCCAAGATTGCTTTTGACGTTGGCCCCGCCCCAGCCGCACACGCCCCTAGCGTAAAAAGTGTGGGTATTACAGGGCAGATCACAGGAAGCCGAGCAGACGTAGTTATTGCTGATGACGTAGAGAGCTTAAACAACTCCCTTACTCAAGGAATGAGGGACAGGCTTGCAGAAACCATTAAAGAGTTCGAGGCCGTTTTAAAGCCGAACGGACGCATTCTTTTCTTAGGCACTCCTCAGACCGAGATGAGCATTTACAACCAGCTTCCCGAGCGAGGTTACGAAGTTCAAATATGGCCTTCAAGGTATCCAACGACTTCCCAGCTTTCTGGGTATGGGAATCGACTTGCTCCGACAATTTCAAAGAGCCTTGTGGATGATGCTTCATTGGCTGGTAAACCTACTGATCCGCTACGCTTCAATGAGGACGATTTGCTTGAGCGTGAACTTTCCTACGGCAAAACAGGATTTGCCTTACAGTTTATGTTGGATACGAGGCTGTCTGACATAGATCGTTACCCATTAAAGCTATCCGATCTTATCGTAATGGCAACAAATCCCGAATTAGGGCCAAGCAAAGTCGTGTGGGCAACCAGCCCAGAACTGGCTTGGAACGACCTACCCTGCGTTGGTTTGGCTGGGGACAGATACTATAGGCCGATGCAGACCATTGGTGAATGGACTCCCTACACAGGGGCGGTGATGGCTATTGATCCGTCTGGCCGAGGTAAGGATGAAACAGGGTACGCAGTTGTCAAGATGCTAAACGGCCAGTTGTTTTTAACCGCCTCGGGGGGCTTCCGTGAAG